CCCATTGGTCCCCAACCGAAGTCAGTTGCTTTATTTCTAGGTAGCCAACCCGAGAGAGATTGTGAGTTTCTCACCGCAGAACGGTGCCTTTACTAGTGACACAACTTCACCAGCACACAGTTTTAAGACTTGAACGGTCCTTTCACGTCAGATATATTGGACGTCAACACGCCAAACATAACTAACGTGACAACATTTATTTACGAGGTGTCATTCCTCGGGACTTTATTAACGTGGGCCACTCCACGTGCTCAGACAGTGTATCCAACTTGGGCGAGCACCATACCAGTCGTTCCAGGTGCTGTTCCAGCACTATAAACAATCTGAAAACCAGCAACAGCCGGGTTGGTATTGGTAAAGATCCCATGGTAGGCATGAATCTTGTTATCGGTCGAGCTGGTCGCATGAGCCAGGGGATTAGTAACCCCAGCATCAGACACAGGCCCGATCGTAACAGCAGTCCCACCAGCATCTGCTATCCACAAGCTAATAGACACACTGCTCATTGGCGGCAAGTAAAACTTGCTGTATTGAGTGTAACCTCCCGTAGATGGCTCTTTGATCCACTGTTGCCCACTATCACTAGTGAGCGTAGCCTTATCAGCAAGCCAGTTAAAGATATTACCCCCTGTACCACTAGGCGTACCATAGAACGTCAATGGAGCATACACATCGAATGGTGCGCACGGCTGCGTGAACATCACCACAAAGTCCATATACAGCGACCCATACGTCTTGCTGGTAGCAAGAGAGCCATTACTTATAACATTAACGACTCCAGCTGAATGCCACGTCTGTTCAGAAGAACCAGGCGTGGTATACAGAAGCGTAGGATTCAAATGCAATGACATGTTCGCTTTCTCGCGAACACTGAACTCCATGTTGTCCACCGCAGAAGCAGCTGCCCCCGCTCCGACCGGCTCGCCAACCACATACACATCATCAGGTTCCTGAGTGTAAAATAGCACGAGCCCACCGTCGGTTGCTGAAGACACCGCTGGCACGTAACGCAAAATCGCGCTTATAAACCTCCAGCGCGAATACAATTTACTCATGGCAAACAACCGTCCACCGATGGTTTCAACCTGGAGCGGTAAGCTAGAAATCGCACGACCTGACGTAATGTTCGCTGCCGTCGCAGACGTAGTTATGTCAGCCAACTTCAAGCTCCCCTTCTCAGTAACACTGACCGCGCCAGCCGCCCTCCGACGGCGGCTGCGGGCCCCAACAGGTCGCATCTGCACCACTTGTTGCACAGTACGTGCAGTTGCGGGTTGATTCACGTCGCCCTGAAAATATCGCTGTGCCGCATTGCGGGCACGCAAGGCTAGTCCGTTGACAGCCCCACGCACCGCCGACCCCGCTACACGTCCAGCCATTCCGGCTGCCGCAAGCGCGACTCGGTTCGCACGGCGATTCGGATTCTGTTGAGCCAACATGAATCAAATTTATGATGCGCCTACCACGACAGATCAGATCCCCCGGCGACATACCAATCGTAGCATTGCCTCCATTCTACAGGCAACCTAGTGCATACAATTGGATGATCAATCGGGACAATCCGATCGAGAGACCCAAACCATCTCTCTAGTCGTAGTTGCTCAGGCACAGTCAACAAGTACAACCGTTCGACGAACAAACGAGCGTCCAACGGAGGGTCACTTCTCACGTCGAGCCAACGTGCGGCATTGTCTATCTTCATCTGGTTCCACCCACGATCCTCATCGAAGGTGAGTCTTAATTTGGTCCCAGAAGCCTTGCAGACACGAATAACGTAGTCTGCAAAGGGTCCGAGTACTGGGCAATGTGGGTACTCGGCCTTCAGCGACAGTGCCTTAGTGAACAACAGCGACCAGATACGGGAATCTGTCGCCCTTACATCGGCCGTCCAGCCGAATTTGGTTAGTCGTTCTATGATGTCAGTGACTTGAGTCCCAGACTCAGAAAATTTCATTTTACAAAACCCAGCCATCCCAAGTTCTGTAAACACTTCAATCTTCGAGTCAAAACCCAACGCCCCGAACATCTCCTTGGTGGGGACAGGTCCGTCCATCCGGAACAAGCCATCATCACCTTCAACGACACCAACGGGGTCGTAACCTAGCTTGGAGCACACGAATTTGACCAACATCAAGTTCGTAAACCCATTAGCTAGAGATGTCCACAAATCGCCAGACATCCGTCCGGTAACACCCTTAATCCGGAACTTACGATACCGCAATTTATGCCGCATGGTCATATCCGTGGTAATAAACTTTGCTACCACCTTGTCCAAATGACCAATCATATGCCAGATCAACTGAACCTCACACGCATCAGCTATATCCGGGGTAATCGAGCTCTCCCAGGCCGTAACATCCAGCCCAAGGTAAAGCCCGTGCGACAAATACAACCGTTTCTGCAGCTCACTCGCCTTCATGTGTGTTGGCACACCCTTCAAAAAATACTGCGCCAATTGACTGTACACCGCCTTCTCAACCGACTTGACAGCAGGGCCAGCAAAACATTTCTCCTCAAATGAACACGCATGAATGCCTCGGGGGTACTTAAATCCTGGATACCGTTCGTGTTTAACAAACGATGCCTTGTCAAAAACGCGAGCGCCCACTAATCTATCCATATCATCCCATCGCATCCGCATGAATTCCTTTGTCTTCCTGGTGTATTTTGTTTCCTCCAAATACTCTTCAAAAGACAACAGTCTATCACACGGCTTAAGATGGCGAGACAGGAAATCCTTCGTGAACAATTTCAACTCGCGGACAACGGCCCGCCGCTTTATAGCGACTGGCTGGCGCAGGATGCGGTACTTACACCCAAGGACAGCGGAAGCAACGCAACCAGTGTCTGGGGCAGGAC